TATAATCGAAAAAACCAAATGTACATAATCGAAAAACCAAATGCCCACAAATTTACCTAAAAGCAAAACCCGTTTAAATCACATTTAAACGGGTTTTAAACTTTAAAGCTGTAATCTATTTGAAAAGCATTATATCGGTGTAAGATGAGTTATAATTGACACTGGTGTGCATTTCTACCTTCTCCGCCTCTGCAAAAGGATTACTGGTTAAAGTTCTATTTCCTACCCATTCACAAAGCTCAATAATAGATGATTTGTTGGAAGTGAAGTAAAAGTACCTCTTATACTCTAGCACGCTTAAAACATCGAGATAATCACTGAGATTCCAGTAATTCTTATATGTAGTTGATTGGGTCTGCAAATATGGAGGATCAATAAGAAAAATTACATTCTCATTGTCCTTATGCTTTTCCACAAGTTCTTTGTAGTCGATACAAACAATTTCAAGGCCATCTAAATAACCATCACCTGTGTAATCATTAAGCCTAACACAATTGTAAAGAGTGCTTTTTTCCAAGTCTTCATAATTCAAAACGTATTTCATACTAAATAACAGCGAAGAAGATAGAGTTATATAATCTGCATATCCATACTTCGCTTCATGCCTTTTAATTAGATCTAAGATCTTAATCCTTTCAGAGTTGACAATACGCTTGTCTTTAGGTAGATTTGCCGTTACAAGCCGTAATTTGCCCAACAACTCATTGGTTTGATCTATAGCAGCTATGCGCTCCCGGTAATTATCAAAATCATTGTAATATACTTTAGATTCTGGATAATGATTCTTAACCGTATGCGCTAGTAGTCCACTGCCTCCAAATAGATCTACATAAGTTGCATCCGGGGGATAATCGCTCAAGGCCTCCTTAAACCTCTTTAAAAATTTTCTTTTTTGCCCCATAAACGGAAGGGGTGCCGCTTTGTACACTTTCTTTTTCATTTTCATTAATTTAAATTATATTTGTCATCGCCAAACACAAATAATGCTACACCATATCGCAAGGTCATGTCCCCAGTCGATGTTGTATAGCATTATTTTTTTGTGTTTGGCGATGCAGAAAAATCTGGGGGCTTTTTTTTAAGCCTACAGAAAGTGAAAAAGTACTTAGTAGTGTGTATGCCCTTCGTTATATTTTTTGGGATTTCTTATTGCTTCAAAATAGATATCCAGGTATAATTGCCTAATAGCATCCGTATCAAATAACCGTGTTGCCTTACCGTCTTGAATCCCAGCCATTATATTATAGCTGCAAAGCATACAATGCTTTAATCCCATGTGGTGACCAATTTCGTGAAAGGCAGCTCTCATAATCTCGGCTTCAGTATCATACTTTCCTAGCCCTATTCTAATGGTGCAAATGCCATTTTTATGAATATGATCATTCTTTCCATCTGGGAAGAAAAGTAATTGATCTATGGTATAAAGCCGCTCCCTTACTTCAATGCCTCTAGCCTCTGCCATATCCACATAGGAGTCTAAGATCTTCTTTGCAAGTTCCGGACGGTTACTGGCAGTTTTTTGCGCAAAGCTAAAGGCACTCACCAAAAGAAATAAGTAGATTATTCTTTTCATTTCAATTGCTGGCTGTTTGACGAATCATTGCTCGTTGATTTTTCTCGACTTGCCGGGTCGAAAATTCAAAGCCTATCACATCTGCCTTCCGCTTGAAGCAACTCCGGCAATCTGTCTGAATCAATTTCATCAAGTATTCACTCCCTTCTTCAAGGCCTTTCCCGGAGATAATCCATAGCCTATCTTTCTGAACGTTCTGGATAGTGGCATCCCCATCGCAGATGGTAATCACCGTGAAATTTCCAATAAGCGAGACAGCCGGTTCCGTAACCGGTTCCTGAGCCATACAGCTTGTTAATGCCAAACTGAATGCGAGTAGTAAGAGTAGTTTTTTCATAGGTATTTATATTAAATTATTTCATTTGGTAGCGGCGTGAAATCTGTAAGAATCCCTAAACCACATGCATTAAATTCTTGCTCAAAAATGAACCAATTGCCATTAATGTCTTGTACAGGATTAAATTTTTCAGAACGTCCGTAATTTTGGTCTTCCAAATTATTCTTTTCTGTTATTGTGATTATATAGGCGTTCATAATTATCCGTTTATAGCTGTTTTTATTTCTGCATATTCGGCGCTCATATTTGCACCCACAGCGATAAATCCTATTCCTTCATTCGTAAATAAATCGATTATCGGGCCTGAAGCTTTCCAGCGTGCTCCTATCATAATTTTGTTGTTGTATTTACCTCCAGAATTACTTGAAACAGGAGCGTTGTCATGTACTTGAATTTGAGTGGAGCTTATTCTATTTACCGCGTTCAGTCCTAATTGACCATAATTACCTTTGGCAACAAAATCTCCGTTAATTGACCTATAAGAGGTTGCTCCGTCGTTAGGGATTATCAATACATAATCCGAGGTAACTCCACTGAAACCCCCGATTATAGTAGCGGAAGTAACGTTACTTTTTTGGAACGATTTCCAAGCAACCCCCGCATCGTTTAAAGCCCAGTTTAGTCCCGCGCTCGACGTATTGTATAATGGGTCGATATAGGCGTTAGTCCCATTCCCAGCCCAACCACTATTTGACCAAGTAGGCGAGCCATAAGAAATGGCTAATATTTTCCTTTTCCAGCATATAAGCCTAAAAGCTATATCGGCCGTAGTTTCAAATTGAAAAATAAAATCAGATTTTGTATAACCGCCCGACGACTTATAATTTATCATTATTTGGTTATCCAAGTCTTGTTGTATAGTTGTGGGCAAAGCGATAGCGTTAGCCGTTGCGTAATCCAAGACAGCCTGATAATCGGCGTCATAAAGAGGCGCGGCGGCGGCGGGAATCGCCCCCGTTAAAGTCCAAGCCTTTGTATCTTTTAACATATTGTAAGCCGAGAGGGCGCGCTCGGCGGGGGCGGCGAGGTTTCCCGAGTAATTAAAAGAGCCGCCCGTCCCGCCGTTGGTATTAAGCCCGATAAGCATATCGGCGAGGGTTTCGGCGTCGAGCTGGCAATTTGCGAAATTTATCTCGCCCGCATTGAGCAAAGCCGCACCGTCGATATTTGTAATAGGGTTGTTTTCAAAGCGAATCCTTCCTGAAGTACCGGAAAAAACAATATTGACTTGTGAAAAATCCCAATAAGTAAGCTCGGCATTTTTACCTGTAGTTGCTGAATATCCGGTAGGCCAAGCATACGCCTGGTTAAAATTTTGACCAACTGCAACCCCGGCTATGTACACCGAATATTCTTCGTTGGTTACATTTCCGGAAAGATCAAAAGAAAAGGTGTGCTCAAAAGCCCCATCGGGGGCAAAAGATTGTGTAGCAACCACGGAACCGTCCAGTCTCCTGACTTGGATTTTCGTGTGCCATTTCGAGTTGAACAACCTAAAGCGGTCAAATCCCCAAGCAGCGGAACTGGATATCGTTTTCGCGAAAAGCCTGTAATTATAATTAAGCTCGCTATGTACTAAACCTGAATTCATATTATATTGGCTTTAATTGACCTAGCAGGCCGCTTACAGTTGTAGTTTCAAATCTCAACCCGAAAAACCCGAATTGTGGTACCAGTTTGGATTGTGAAGAAACCACCTGAACGGTCATCCCTGCACCATCCACAACGGTAACATCTCCAGCTGATTTGTTCCTTGCCGAAATTTCATCATCGGCAGCAAATATGTTAGCCGGAACAATGAAATCTATAGCTGTGGTGAAAACAAGGAATTTATCCTTGTCTTCTAAAATAGCGGTGTACTGTGTAACATTGTTAATTGTTTTGGTGGGTTTTGTTTTTGGGGCTAAGGCCGCTAAATCGGACATTAAGGCGATTGTTCCCGCCTTGTCGGGAAATTCAAAATTTCGAGCCGTTGTAAGGTTCGTGAATTTTAAATATAAAGACTCCAATCCATTGGAAACGACAAACGTTTTACTATCCGAAGCTCCTACTCTCATATATCCCGGAATCCCCGAAAGTGCGCCGTATTTCAGGAGTAGGTTTTTTTCGTTTATGATAGTTTCAATAAAAGTTTTAAATCCCGCGATACTTTCGTTCCCGGTCAAAGAAACCTTCCCGTCCAATGCTGCCTGCAAGCCTATAACAGCGCTTATGGGAATTTTGGTGGCATTCAATAAAGAATAACTAGCTTCAAGGGTTTTGGTACCGCTTTTATATAGATAATGTGATAAGTTACCGGAGCCATCATCCAGTATTATAATGTCTCCCTTTTGAAAGATATAGGCAGCATTGTTTGCCATAAATGCAGCCAAAGTGGTTTCAGTGGGGGTAAGGGTATCGGTTATAGCCAAATTCCCATATTGGCTATCTACTATTTTCCCGTTGCTGTCAAGAATTGCCACACCATTTGCAGTGCCTTTTTCAGAAAGCAAAATGTAATCCGCAAACAATGCGGTATTCGCATCTATAAAATCCTTCAAAACCCGCCCCTGGTTTGCAGACAACGCTTTCCCTGCTTCAGTTGAAATTAGTGTATTTATCACTTCTACAAGTGCTGCGCCACGCATCCAAAATCCGGTACCACCCACTTGATCTGCCGGAGCTACATCCCCTGCAACCAAAGTAGCATCATAGAAATAGTCTACACCTTCTGAGTGGACGTACCTTCTTTGATTATTGGAAATTTCATTTTGTGGGATCGCTGCTAGATCTACTAAACTATTTAAGGGTGAGCCATAATGATCGGCATGTATTTCAAAAGCTTCTTTTTCTGCTTTATCATTTAAATAATTTTGCAAGTATTCAATTGATGAAACAGGGATCTTTTCATCCTTATGAAAAAAGCTATCAAACACTGCCCAAAATTGCAATTGAGTAGGTTTTAAACCAGTTTTAAACCAGTTTTTTATTGTGCTTAAAGTTGTTTTTGCCATTTTAGTTTCCTGTATAAATTATATATGCCAGTGTGAAATAAGGCGGTCTGTTCTCGTGTGCATATCCAGAACCTGCCGCTTTTGTTTTGGTTACTTCCCTGGCGTAAATATTACCATCATGCGAAAGTTTATCACCTGCATTTACACCACCTGCTTCATTACTGTAAACAGTATTCAACATATCGTGATCGTGAGATGCTAATTCATTTTCTGTTAAACTGTGTTTTTTCTCACCACCAGTTTTACCAATAGCATTATAATCCACATCATTTGGATCGTACCCAACTATAAACATCCCTTCAAGCGGAGGCGTATTATTGGTTCCATCACACAATTGCCATCCGTCTGGGATTTCGGTAATAGATCCTGTGTACATCTGTGGGTTTGTTCCCGGAGGTAATAGTCTGCCTTGCAATTCCCTTAAAGAAATAACCAATTTAAAATCTGCCCAGGGCATACTACCTGCACCAGAACCAAAGCCAACCCAACGGTGAAAGAATACTTCTTTTTGTTCCCCGTTTTCAAAATCCTTTTTAATGGCCTCTTCGAATATTTTAACGCTGGTGAGTTTATTTCCTCCCCTAAACTCCAACATTTCACCATTCAGATAAACCACCCCATCAGAAACATTGGAGCCGGTAAGCGTACAGCCTTTGAGAATTGTTTTGTCTCCGGAGACTTCACCTATACAATTCAGTAGGTTAAAAGCTTGGTACATCTCATCTAAGCTATCAAGCTCAAACGGAAACCCTCCTGTGTTATTAAAATTAAATTTGTTCATATCTCTACTATTAAATATCGTTTTCCTCCCAGTCGGTAGAAATCAATTAATGCTCTTAGTTCATATAATTGTGATGCCAGAATTTCTGAAGGCACATAAACAAAAAAGTCGGCACCACCTTCAACTTCCAATGCCTGGTATAAATAAATGGTACCTATATATTTTGGTCGATGTTCACCAGGAGTATAGATATATGTAGTATTGGAAGTCGTTCCTTCATCAATGTATATCCTTCTTAAATCAGGATCAAACCGGTCATTTAATGCAGCCCGGAAATAACATATCTGGGCATTATGCTCCAGCTTATATATGTTGTCCAGGCGCATTACTTGCCATAACTGGTGCAATGTGGTAAGTGGCTTTATAAAAGACCATAAGAAGCCCAATACCGCAGGTTTTCGAACCCCTACAAGCATCAAGGAAACAGGCAACTTATTGAAGTCTACTTTATACCACATATTCAATACTATTAAAATCGACTACTGAAAAATATCCACTTACCGGAATGGCCTTTACCTCTATTGGAATAGGCACTCCATAATCATCAACCACCGGATCTATCCAGGAGGTTTCCACATTAATTACATGTGGTATTTTTACTCCAGGTACTTTTTGAAGCTTATCCACAAAATGGGCTATCACAAACTCCCCATCAAAAGGCAGTTCTTTCATATATTCCTTAATTGCATCCTGAACCGGAAAGTTCCCGTTTAGGATACTCATTCCATTCTCATCCAATACAAGAGGGTCACGGTAAATTCTTAGGTTCAAAAACAATCGGTCATGTAGGTAATTGATCACCGTAATTTTCACCCCTGAAAATTTGAATTCTTTCAAATAAGAATCGAAGGCTGCTCTTTGCTCAGGTGCAATTGGCGCGAGTTCATTTGCCTGTTCCCCTGCAATTTTAAGGATCATCCGGCTTGCATCAGCAGTTTCGGTTACTGCGGAATATTTGATTATTCTGGAGTCTTCAATTTGCTGAGGCGTAGCGTTGGAATTGTCATACTTGTCAGTATCGGTTATCAGGTCAAAACCATACTGAAACTGCAAAGCCATATATCGGTACCATTGTGGCCTTCCAGATTTTTGATTGTATATCTTATCGTCGATCTCTTTTTTGTGATTATCAAAAATGAGTTCATGAAGGAACATGGCGAAGGCTATAATTTCAAAAACAATATTCTCAAAACTCAAAAGGGAAAATTCCTTTTCAAAGGATGCTCCAATCCCAAAAACGTATTTTTCAGATAAGGTTGGATCAGCCATAAACCTGGCTGTCATTTCGTTTTTTATTTCATTTTTTGCTCTTCCCATTATCTTACAATAAATGTTTCTTCGATTATCATTGCTCCAATTCCATCAGCTACCGGGTTATAATCGATCCCATAATTAGCGATGGCAGTTGCCGGTTCATTCTGGCTTAGCAGCTTTTGTATTATTTTATTTGTTATTGAAGTAGCTGCTATCTCTTCTCCAATTGCAAGCTCATCAGTGATGCTTCTTTCATTGGCCAGGGACATTTCAAAAGCATTCTCAATGCTCCCGGTTCCCTGTACTACCATATCCAAAAAACTTTGCCCCTGTTTAACCTTCATAATCTGCCTCCACTTTAAACGGTTTGCCTTCATATAGATCCACACGGCTTACGCTCAATCCGTCTTTTTCAAACTCCCGGCGTATTTTGTGCCTGTATTCCAATAGATCATTACTGAGAAGTAAATCTTCTATTCCCACACCCAAGTCTGGTCTAAACTTAAATTCTCCAGGCTGGGTGATCAGGATCAAGGCTTTGTTTTGCTCAAGGGTATTTCCAACCACCAAACCATTTTTAATTTTTCCAGAAACATCACGTACAGGAACAATCTTTACATCCATTATTTCACCTGTATCGTTGGTGTCATTTAATTGTATTCCTGTTCCTTTTCCCATCTTAGAATAAATTTGCAATGAATTTCATAGCAGCTTCAATCATGTGAATTATCCCGGCAATGATCAAGACGATCACTATGCCTATTATTACATAGTCACTCGAGCTTAATCTGTATCTCCCGTTCATCATAATATTTATTTTAAAAGTTGTTTAAACTTGGTTTCAAATGCATCTATTAATACAACCGTGTCCGGCATAATATTCGTTGAAGGACCAGCTGGGGTATTTACCTTGAACTGGTTTAACAGACTTGTTAAATCTGCTAATATTTCTTTAAAGGATACCTGTTCATTTTTTATCTCCAGCTTACCATCGGTACTATCAATTAAAATTTCAAGGCCATCTTGTTTAAATTCCAGTTTTTCAATTTCATCTACTTTGATCACTGTGAGATTACTTAGATCCCCGGACAAACTCAACAGCAAAACCGTACTGCCTACTTTAGGAACAAGCTTCATATAATTGTTCCCTTCAGAAATGGTTGCCTTCAGCTTCACATCTGTAAGAACTAAACCACTACTTAATTCTACCGTGCAGCTCTCACCTTCCACGCTTACTACCGTAGCAGTAATGGGGAGGTTGGGATTTGCCCCAACAATTTCCCTAATTAGTTTTTTAAGTTCTTTCAGGTCTGCCATTAGCTTAATTTTATTCCTGGTGTAATTGTTCTTTTGCCTCCACTTTCGGTTATAGAGGTAACCACAGTTTGCACATAATAGAAACCTATTTTGTCCGGATACTCTTCATCTATTATTTGAGCAGAAAACATAGGTTTTACCATAGGTATCAACCAAGTATCAAAAGTGCCTTCATATCTTGGTGCAGCTCTTTTTAGCAACTCGGCATCGGCAACCCTTTGCAAGGAAGCTTTATCCATACTCCCTACTTTTAAGGTTACTTTATCACCTCCGGTTGTTCCGGCGACCGTCTTTTGAACTTTCCCTGTAATATCTGTACTCTCAACAGTTACTTCAACTTTGGTATCTATGCGGTTCTTATATTCCAAACCAGACACTTCAATATTCTCTTGCATTGAATAAGACACAACCCCTCCTTTTTCTACATAAGGCGGATGGATATGAAGGGTCTTATTTGCAGTATCAAAAAATATATTGGCTTTGGTTTCTTCTTGTAGCTTACTTAGCACCGTGTACCCGGTTGCCTGGTGAATTGTAAACTTTTCGTAAGCAATATCATAGGTACAATCCAATTTGTAGGAACCGTCTATACTAGCTATCACATACTGGGCAATTTTAGCAATAGAGGTAGGCTTTAGTTCTACATCCGGGATCCCATTTCTAAATAGAAAAATAGAATCTTCGCATAGTATTTTCAATGAACTATCGTTTACGGTTATATCCTTTATATAACCTGTAAACTCGGTTTCCAAATTGCCGTTATAGCCAAATTGGATAATTACCTCTGTCCCACGATCAATCTTTTTTTCAAAATTCAAAACCTCGTTCATAATCGCTTCCGGCAAAACAATGGTTGCCGTATCTGCTAAATTATCTACTGAAGAAAAAAC